CCCACAGAAGGGCCTACGGCCTGCTCCGCTCAAAGAAAAAGCCCCCTTGCGGGGGCGTGTAGTGGTTGCTAGGTTTAGATTGTTGATATTGCGATCCGTGCCATCTTAGCAAACTCTGGTTCAAGGTCGGTTACAACTTCACCGGTTGCAACATCCACATACAACTTTGCGTTGATAATACGTCCAGCCTTACTGTTGCTGATTCTCTCACCGTTCATAGTAACGTTGCGAAGTGATCCGGATTTGTAACATTCAACTTCCATGCCAAGAATGTTTTGTGGTTTGAAGTAAACCCGGTGATTCGTACCACCCGTCCACTCCTTGCCACCTGCCTGTACCAACCGTGTAATAAGTTCCATTGTCTTAGTTCCCCTTGATTTGATTTACAGTAGTTGCAATGTGTTCCCAGTCTACTGGGCAAGGGTAACGGAGCGACTCTTCTAGGAAATCGTAAACACCGGGTTGACCATCCATCAAGTTTGCGATCATCTCAACGCATACTATATGTGCTAAACCTGCACACATCGGGTCACCGTAATTGTCATACGATGTTAGGGCATCGGTGCAATATTCAAGCATCAGTTCCGTCTCGTTGTTTATCTTCATAATATTCCCCTTGGACTTGTAATATACACTTTATGTATATATAAGACAAGACTACCAGTAGATATATTTCAGACGGCACCCCAGCCCTTGCGCTGTCCGATCACCTGCCAAGCGTATGCCATCGCATCGACAACGTCATCATGCCTACCGACCGGGAAGGATAGCAACTCATCCTGCCAGTAAGGCGGCAAGCCGTCAACGTGTATTACTTGCCCTTGCTCGTACCGGGCTTCCAGTGGCCCAAAGCGGGTCACTTTGTCACGGTCTGGTCTGATGCCCCGTATCGGTAACTTAGTCCGCCTCATAAGCTCTTGAACGACAGCGGCTTGGTATTGCACCTGCTCAATGCCAATCATAACCGGATGCCATTTCTCAGCCATCATCTCAATGAACCGCAACACGGAAGCAAAGTCCGCACGGGTACGGTTTACATCCAGCACGTACAAGGTGCCATCCTCACCACGGCTTAGAGCAACCACAGCGGTATAGTCGGCTTCCGCCTTGGTAGAGATAGCAAGGTCAACCCCAAGGTAGACGGGCAACCCTTCAGGCGCATCGCCGTACCGCAACCATTCCCGCTTGATTCTCGCGCCCGCAGCATCCACAAACTCGGCTAAATACTCTTGCCTAAACGCGATGCTCGGCAGTGATTCCCCAGCCTTGTCAACCTCTAGCGGGTCTATCCAAGGGTTAGCCGTGGTAGGCATCTGCCAAGACATCCAGTCCGGATCTACAGCCGCCATGGCGTGTAGGGTTTTGAAGTAGTTGGAGCCTTTAGGCGTGGAAAGAAAGAAAGCATCTCCCCTGTAGTCGGTTAGCGTTGGGCGGATGGCTTCCGTCCAGGCTTGCTCTAAGTGCCTAGCCATGGCGGCTTCGTCAATGATGACTCGCTTGTACTTTCTCCCACGTGCAACCGTGCTAGGGTCATCTAGAGTCCAGTAGTCAATAGCCGCCCCGGTTATCAACTCGATGCGCGGTGCTGGGCTTTGTACAGCTCGCCTGATGACAGGAGCATAGATTCTCTTATGATCGGCGTACGCTTCTTCTAGGAGCCTGTAGGTAGGGGCAAACCAAGCGCAAGGCAGACCGTCACGCAATACCGGTTCACTGAGCAAGTTACCGCCCAAGGTTGTCTTACCGAAACGTCTCCCACAGGCAAGGACGTTGAACCGCTTGGCTTCCCGCAGTATCACCTGCTGGGCTTCGTGTGGCTTGGGTAGGACTAGTCGAATGTCAGGCAACAGGTTTGTCCGAATACTCCACGATGACCTTGACCGGGCTACCGTCTGCCCCGGTCTGTTCTACACGGCTAGACCACTCGGCCTTGTGTTTCCGTTCAAGCCACCATGCAGCCGCCTGCCAAGTCGTATCAGCTGCTCGCTGGATGATAGCAACGTTCCGCACCTCAGCATCACACTCTGCCTTTTTTATTGCGTCCGAGAAATCCGCGTTGTTTTTCAACCAAACAGCAAACGTGTCTTCTGAGATACCAGCGTAACCACATGAAGCCCGACGGGTATTTCCAGACCGTAGGGCTTGTGTGATCCGCTGTACAACGTCTTCATTGTACTTAGTGGGTCTACCTGCCATATCAAGTTACCAAAGCCATAAACTCAGCACGTGCAGCCGTGTTGTATCTAAATGCTCCAATGGTTGCCGAGGTAACCATCTCGGCGTTTGGTTGCTTTACACCACGGCACCCCATACACAAGTGCTTGGCTTTTATCACGACACCAACACCCACCGGGTTTAGGTGTTCCATCATTGCTTCGGCAATCTCTTGCGTTAGGCGTTCCTGCACCTGCAACCGTTTAGCAAAACACTCCACAAGCCTTGGTATCTTAGACAAGCCAACAACGCGGTCTGTTGGTATGTAAGCAACCGATGCTTCACCGATAAAGGGTAGTAGATGATGTTCGCAGGTGCTGTAAAAGGTAATGCCTCGAACAATAATCATTTCGTCACATGGCACATCAAATGTACGGCTTAGAATCTTAGCCGGGTCGTCGTGATATCCAGCGGTAATCTCTGTCCAAGCTCGTAATACTCGATCAGGTGTATCTATCAAACCTTCACGTGTATCGTCTTCCCCAATGTGTGCAAGTAATGTTTTTACTGCATCAATGGCATCGTCTTTAGTAACCATTTTTTATGTTCCCTCCTAGTGGTATCAAACGTTTGTCGGCATGTTGGTCGTATATATCTGCCTTGTATAGTTTATGGATTTGGTACCCTGCCCTGTATGGTTCACCGTGTGTTTTGACCCAATTTACTATCAACTGTTTTACAGTTTCGTCGTTGCGTTTAGACCACTCAGGATGTAACCAAACCGGGGTATCAGGTTGCCGTGCTTTTATAGCTGCAAGTCCATCTATTATTGATGCTTCATTCTCAACAATGATTTTGAACTCGTTAGCCTTGGTTACATTCTCAACCAATGGTGCCGTAGCAAATGGTTTAGGGGACAAAGTAATCCAAGCGTCAACGTTGCCTATTGATCGATGACCAGCGGTTTCAATATGTACTGGTCGATTTGTATGGTTGATTATGGCGGTAATCAATGCTGCCAAGTTATACATTGCCGGTTCCCCACCGGTAATCACCGTATAAGCAAATCTAGCATCTGCTGGTATCAAGGCAACTAAATCTGCAGCTGTATACCTTGTGATGTGATCCGGTTTCCAGTCCTTATGCCACGTACCAGCAGAGTCACAGAAGTGGCACTTTTGGTCACAACCATACAACCTTAGAAAGTAAGCTGCTTGTCCAGCATAAACACCTTCACCTTGGAACGATAGGAACCGTTCTTGTAGTGCGTATATTGGATTGTTACTCATGGCAATACGCTGCAAATGTCTTCCAGTCCCCTGCACGCTCAGTTACACGCACCTCACGCAGTACAACCCCATCAGGTAACTTTAGCAGGTTGTTAGCCACGACCCATAAGTGTTGGGCTAGTAACTCGGATGACGGGTTGAAATCAAGCACAACATTTAGGTCTTGATGATCAAGCGATTGAATCGTTGGTTTGATTGCGTTGCGTATTTCATCAAACGAAATCAACCATCCACGATGGTCTAAGCTTGTGCCTTGTATAAAAAACTGCACCTCCCAGTTATGTCCATGGTTTTTTGAGCATGGTCCATCATCGTTTGGATTATGGTGTGCAGCGCAAAACTCAAACGATTTTGTTATTGTAAACATCACGCCCCCTTGTTATTTTATCCACCAAGCACATAACGTTTCATCATGAGTAGATTTACCCATGACACCAAACCGTTCAACGTAAAAATCAGGTTCAACGGTGTAATCAATTTTGTATAACCGTTTGATGTTGTTTTTGTTGGTGTCGTATAAAAGCTCTAGCACTTGATCTAGCGTCCGGAAGGTTTTGTGGTTTTCGTTTTTGGTTTGTGCCTGCTTTGCCTTGATGTCTTTATTCGTAAACTGAATAAGCAAGATAGGAACGTTCACCCGGTTTATCAATGCTTTGATTTCATCATCGGTTAGATAATGTAATACGTGCCGAACTAAAACCATTGATGCATCAGGTGGAACGTTATAGGTATTTATATTGCTGCAGATATCTGGTTCCATGTCTGGATTGTTATCAACGGTAACAACTTCATTGTTATCAAACCAACGTTTTGATAATCCGTTACCACCGCCCAAATCATAAACAATGCCAGATGGTATTTCATTACTGATGCAATCAAGCGCCATTGATAACGAATAAGTGTAAAGCACTTTTGATGCTGCACTTTTACCTTTTCCAAACGTGTTAGCGTGATCCATCATTTGCTTGTTACCTTTAGAGCTTGCTCCCGATCGAATGCTTCCAAGACAATATGTAATGCCTTAGTGGTCGTAAGTGACAAAACGATTTTTGTATTGAATAACCGGTGACAATCTGCAGCAAACCTAAGTGTTGATTGAGCACCAAGGAATCTAGACATGCTTTGACCGCCATGCCAAGACTCTTCAGCACGAGCATCCTTCAGGGTGTACCCGTAACTTTTTATAGCATCGGCTTGTTCATCGGTGATTTTGGTTTTTAGATCAGTCCGTGCGATTACTACGGTTTTGCCTTTACCAATGTACAAAGGTAAGTGACCC